GACGCCGCCTACAAGCAGTCGGTGGGGTACATGGAGGAGCATGAAGGGCCCGCGGAAGCGGCGGCCTCCGTGATAGAGGGTGGGGTGGGGCCGCAGGCCGCGGCCCCCGAGCCCCGCGAGGGCGACAACGCGGCGTAGCCGCGAGCGCATACATGCGGCCACTGCGTCAAGTGGCGACACGATCCGTGCGGTGCCGACCGCGTCAACAAGCGGCGTATAGACGGAAAGGAAGAGAGACATGAAGAGAGAAGAGGTAAAGGCCATCTTCCCGACGGCGACCGACGACGAGGTCGACGCCATCCTCAACGAGTTCGGCAAGGAGCTCAACCCGCTGAAGCGGCAGCTGAGGGACGCCCAGGGCGAGCGGGACGACGCCCGCGACGCTCTCGCGGCTGCGCAGGCCGACGCGGCGGGGCTCAAGGGCCAGCTGGAGGATGCGCAGGCCCGCATTGAGGCCGGCATGAGCGACGAGGAGCGCATCGCCGCCCGCGAGAAGGCGGCGGAGGACCGCGAGCGCGAGTTCACGCTGAAGTCCAACGGGCTCGACGCCAAGGGCATCTTCGTCGAGGCGGGCTGCTTCGACGCCGACGAGATAGAGGGGCTCGTGGCGCAGGTCACGGTGGCGGACGCCGACCAGACCAGGGAGCGCGCGAGGCTCATCGTCGACACGGTGGTCAAGCAGCGCGAGGCGGTCGCCAAGCAGACGCAGGACGACCTGCTCAAGGCCAACCCGAAGCCGGTGGGCGGCGACAAGGGCAACGGCGGCATGCCGACGACGGTCAAGGAGTTCCTCGACCTGCCGTACGACAGGCAGCTGGCGCTCAAGGAGGCCAACCCAGGCATTCTCTCGCAGCTCAAGAAGCAATAGAGATAAGGAGAAGGAACCATGCCCGGTACCATCACCATCGGGAACACGTCGTTCCCATTCGACGAGGAGCTCTTCGCCCTCGAGTTCGAGAACCAGCCCAACCTGCTGCGCGACGCCATGGTGTCGAGCGGCGCGATGGTTGAGGACGCCTACATCGGCCAGCTCATCCAGAACGGCTCCAACCTGTACACGTTCCCGTTCTACAACGAGCTCGTGGATGGCGACGAGGACAACTACGACGGCCTGACCAACATGAGCGCCGACGAGATCACCGGCGCCAGCCAGACCGGCGTCGTGTTCGGCCGCATGAAGGCCTGGAAGGCCCCGCAGTTCGCGGCCGACTTCACCACGGCCAAGCCGCTCGCCGCGATCGCCGCGCGCATCGCGCCGTGGTACACGCACCAGACCCAGAAGCGCATCATCGGCATCACCGACGCGGTGCTGCAGGTCAACGCGCTGAAGAGCCACGCCGTGACGAAGGCCTCGCTCACGGAGAACACGCTCTCCGACGTCTGCCAGGAAATCTGGGGCGACGCCAAGAGCAGCATCTCCATGGCGATCATGCACTCCGCCGTCGCGCAGGAGTTCGAGGACCTCAACCGCGCCGAGTACCTGAAGTACACCGACGCCAACGGCATGACCCGCGAGGTCCGCACCATCACCGTGAACGGCATCCTGTGCATCATCGACGACGGCATGCCGTCGGCCACCTCCGAGGGCTCGACGACCTACGACACCTACCTGTACGGCGCCGGCGCCCTGCGCCACGCCTCCGCACCGGTCACGAAGCCCGTCGAGACATGGCGCGACCCGGTCGCAAACGGCGGCGTCGACTTCATCGGCACCCGCCGCCGCGAGACCATCCACCCGAACGGCCTCACGTTCTCGGCTCCGAACGGCATGACCGCCTCGCCGACGAACGCCCAGCTGTTCAACAAGGCGAACTGGTCGCTCGCCTACAGCGACGCGCGCGCCATCATGATCGGCAAGATGACCACCCCGGGCCACGAGGCCTAAAGGAGGACCAGATGACTGACGAGGAGATGGTGGCCGCAGTGAAGGCGCTGGTCGACGACGAGCGCTTCGACCGCTTCGCCGACCACTACCTAGGCATGGCGAAGGGGGTAGTGATATCCCACCTTTGGCCCTTCGCCGACAAGTCGTGGTCGGACGTGCCCGAGAAGTACCACGCCCAGACCGTGGAGATCGCCGTCTACCTCGTCAACCGGCGCGGCGCCGAGGGGGAGACATCCCACGGCGAGAGCGGCGTCTCGCGCTCGTACGAGTCGGCGGGCGTGCCCGCTAGCTACCTGCGGGGGATAACGCCGCACGCGGGGGTGCCCTCATGAGGAACCTGGAGCGCGACACGCAGGCGGTCTACATATCGCGGTTCGAGGGCATCGTGCCCGAGGAGCGGGGAGGGAGGTTGACCGGCAAGAACATCCCTGTACGCACGACGCCGGAGGCCTTCTACCCGAGCGTGACGCTCGCCCGCGGCGAGGCCGAGGGCGCCTACTTCGGGCTCAACCTGGACTACGACAGGGTGCTGACCGTCGACGACCCGGCCTTCGAGGTCGGGGAGGCGGACGTGCTGTGGGTAGACGCGGAGGTGGGAGACACCGAGGCGCCGAACCCGCACGATTACATCGTTCGCAAGGTCGCGCGCAAGGGCTCCTACACCGTCATCGCGGTGTCGCGCGTGGAGGTGCGGCCGTGAGGCTGCGGGTGACGCTCTCCGAGGAGTCGGTCGGCGCGGCCGCGGCCGAGCTGTCGGCCTACGGCAAGTCGCTGGAGGCGCGGTGCGACGAGCTCTGCGCCCGCCTGGCCGGCATCGGCGTCGACGTGGCGAAGGCGGTCGTCCGCAAGGACACCGGCGAGCTCGAGTCGGGAATCCGGGTCGAGGAGCTGGAGGACGGCAGGGGCCGCCTGGTGGTCAGCGAGGGCGCCTACGCGATGTTCGTCGAGTTCGGCACGGGCGTCGTGGGGCAGGGGACGTACCCCGCCCAGCTGCCCGACGGCTACGAGTACGACCAGCGCCGCACGCCCGCGGCGCACGACCAGCGCGACCCGACCAAGTGGTACTACCGCGACCGCGACGGGAGGATACGCGGAACGAGGGGCCAGACGGCGAACGCCTACATGGCGGAGGCCGCCGAGGCCATGCGAGACGCGGTGCTGAGGACCGCGAGGGAGGTGTTCAGGCGATGATCGACATCGAGGAGGGGCTCTACGACGAGCTAGCGAGGCTGGTCCTCGCGGAGTACCCCGGGGCGTACGTCTCGGGCGAGCACGTCATAACGCCCCCGATGTTCCCCGCAGTGTTCATCGAGCAGGGGTTCAGCAGCGAGGTCGACCAGTGCAAGGACTCCTCGCAGGAGGAGAACGCGAACGCCGTCATCTGGACGGTCAACGTCTACTCGAACTCGCAATCCGACGCGCGCCGGGAGTGCAAGGGCATCCTGGACATAATTGACCGGCGGATGCGCCGCTACAACTTCAAGCGGCTGACCGCGCGGCCCATAGATAACTCGGCAGACCCGTCAATCTTCCGCTACGTCGGGAGGTACACGGGCCTGGTGGACAAGTACGGAAACATGTATTGGAGGTAAGAGGAAATGACCGAGGCAGCGCACAACACTTACATGACATATCTGATGAACTGTGCGAGCGGCAACACCTACACTAAGCTCATCGACATCAAGGACTTCCCCGACCTGGGAAGCGCTCCCCCGACGCTGGACACCACCACGCTGTCGGACGCGATGCACACCTACATCAACGACATCCTCGACACGGGCGGCGGGCTCGAGTTCACGGCCAACTACAAGCTGGAGGACTACCAGACCCTGCTCACCCACGTGGGCAAGAACGAGAAGTACGCCCTTTGGTTCGGCGGCACCGAGAGCAGCGGCGTCGTGACCCCGACCGGCCAGTTCGGCAAGTTCGAGTTCGACGGCGAGCTGAGCTGCTGGAAGAAGGGCGCGGGCGTGGGCGCCGTGCAGGAGATGGGCATCTCCATCGCGCCGAGCACCGAGATCAAGCTGGCGAGCGAGTAAAGCTAGACCGACAGGAAGAGAGGTTCCGCCATGGCGACCAAGCAGGCAAAGAAGCCGGAGGAAGTGAGCCAGATGAGGTTCACCTACGAGGGCACCGAGTACATCATGGAGTTCGACCGCGAGACGGTGGCCCAGACCGAGAAGATGTTCGACATCTCGATCGGCGACGTCCGCGACGGCAAGATTTCAGCCTTCGAGGGGCTGTTCCACGGGTCGTTCCTGAAGCACCACCCGAATATCAAGCAGACGACGGTGGATAGGTTCCTGACCATGATGCCCGACAAGCAGGCGGTGTTCCGCAACCTCGCCGTCATGTTCGGCAACTGCGTGAACACGCTGCTTGACGAGCCCGAAGAGGGAAACGCGATCAGCTGGACGGCGATGTAGGCGGCCCATCCGGCGAGCCGAGGACGTTCTCCTCGGCGGAGGAGCTCTTCTGGGCGTGCCTTCCCCAGTACCTGGCGATAGGCATGAGCCCGGAGGAGTTCTGGCACGGCCACCCGAAGCTGGCCGAAGCCTACAGGGAGGCGGAGCTCGCGAGGCGCGACAACCGCTTCTACTCGGAGTGGCGGCAGGGCCTGTACGTGCTGCAGGCCCTCCTGAGCGCGGCGCCCGCATACAGGGAGCTGACCAAGGGCGCCGAGCACGAGTACCCGAGCGAGCCGCTGTTCTCGACCCGACCCGCCAAGGCGGAGACGGAGGAGGACCGCGAGAGGGCGCTCATGGAGCAGAACAAGGCCAGGTTCATCGCCATGGCCGAGAAGCTCAACGCGGAGCTCGCCGAGAGGCGCGCCGCGGGGCGACAGGGGGAGGAATAGAGGAGAGGTCCCGCTTCCTATCAGGACGAGTCGGAGGGAAGCGGCATGGCAGAGGCGAGCATAGACAAGCTGTCAATCGAGGTTTCGAGCACCGCAGCGTCTGCCGTGCGCGACATCAGGGACCTGAGCGAGGCGTTGAAGGGCCTCAAGACGAGCGTCGGCAAGGGCGCCGACAAGCTCTCGGGGCTCGCCAAGGGCCTCGCGGCCGTGAAGGCCGCGTCGAGCGGCCTGCAGGTGTCCAACCTGCGCCAGCTCAACGAGCTGCGCCTGAACGCGTCGGTCGGCAGGAACTTCAAGACCCTCGCGTCGGCGGTGGCGCTGATGCCCGCTGACGCGCAGGCCAGGGTGGCGCCGCTGGCGTCGCTCAAGGCGCTCGACGGGGTCAAGATAAGCGCCACGGTCGGCACCAACCTCGCGAAGATCGCGACAGCCATGACCTTCATGCCGTCGGACACGGCGGCCAGGCTCGCCGGCCTGCCGACGCTCAAGCACCTCAACGGCGTCAAGATAAGCTCGTCCGTACCGTCCAACCTGCTCAAGCTGGCGCAGGCCGTGAGGGCGTTCCCCGCAGACGCGGGCACGCGCCTGTCGGGCCTGGCGAGGACGCTCCTGCCGCTCAAGCAGCTCAACGGCATGCGCATCACCACGGCGCTCAACGGGCTGCGCGAGCTGCCCGGCGTGCTGCGCCGCTACGAGACGCTCAACGTCCGGAACCTCACCGCCCAGCTGGACCAGCTGAACCCGCGCCTGAGGTCGCTCGCCGCGTCGGCGAACGCCCTGAGGCTCGCGTTCAACAGGATGCCGGCGTCGCTGCGCACGGTGGCGGCGGCCACCCGCACCGTCACGTCGGCCAACAGGAGGCTCGAGACCTCCCAGAAGGGCGTCGCGTCCAACTCGCTCGCCATGGCGGGCAAGATAGGCGGCCTGACCATCGCCTTCCATTATCTCTGGGAGGGCATGACCAGCTGCGTCCACGAGGTCAACACCTTCATCGAGAACATGAACCTGTTCCAGGCGTCGATGGGGCAGTACACCCAGTCGGCGACCGAGTTCGGCAACAAGGTGCAGTCGCTCATGGGCATAGACTTCGGCCAGTGGGCGCGCAACCAGGGCGTTTTCCAGACGCTCATCACGGGCATGGGCGACACGGCGGACCGCGCCGCGGTCATGAGCCAGCAGCTGACCCAGCTCGGATACGACATCAGCTCCTTCTACAACATCAGCGTCGAGGACGCGATGCTCAAGCTGCAGTCGGGCATGGCCGGCGAGCTCGAGCCGCTGCGCCGCCTCGGCTGGGACCTCTCCAACGCGCGCATGCAGCTGGAGGCCACCAAGCTCGGCATCCAGGGCAACGTGCAGGAGATGACGCAGGCGGAGAAGGTCGGCCTGCGCTACCACATGATAATGACCCAGGTCACGCAGGTACATGGCGACATGGCGCGCACCATCGCGTCTCCCGCCAACCAGCTGCGCGTGCTGCAGGCGCAGGTGACGCTCGCCGCGCGCTCCATCGGCAACCTGCTCATCCCGATGCTCAACGCGATCCTGCCCTACGCCATCGCGGCGGCCAAGGCCATCCGCATCCTGGCGCAGACGATCGCGAGCTTCTTCGGCATCGACGCCACCTTCGAGGTCGACTACTCCAACCTTGACACCAGCGGCATCGCCACGGGCGCCGAGGCGGTCGAGGACACCGCCGACGCCTTCGACGACGCGGGCGCCGCGGCCGAGGAGGCCACCAAGAAGGTCGAGGAGTACAAGAACACCGTCATGGGCTTCGACGAGCTGAACAAGCTCAACGACGTGGCCGAGCACGAGGACGGCGGCTCGGGCGGGAGCGGCGCGGGGGCGGGTGCCGGCTCGCCCTCTGCGGGAGGCGTCGACCTGCCGCTCGACACGTACGATTTCCTCGACGGCCTGGACGACTACATCACCAAGCTCAGCGACGAGCTCGCCGAGAAGATGGTCGGCGCGCTCAAGAAAATCCTGCCGCTCGTCGCCGGCATCGGCACGGGCATCGCGGCGTGGAAGATAGGGCAGAAGCTCATGAAGGAGCTGCCCATCCTCGCCGAGCACCTCGCGAGGGCGTCGAAGAACGCCTCCTCGCTGGCTAACAACCTGCTCAAGGCGGGCAAGACCACCGTGGGCGGCAAGGTCGACAACATGCTCGGCGCCCTCTCGCGCGGGCTCGGCAGCGCGGCGGGCTTCCTGTCCAACATGGTGCTGAGCGCGGGCAAGTTCGCGCCGATACTCGCGGGCGTGGCGGCCACCGTGGCCGTCATGGTCGCGCGCACCGTCGACCTGTGGCTCAACAGCGAGAAGTTCCGCGACGGCATCATGGCGGTGGCAGATTTGCTCGGCAAGATACCCGAGCTCATCATGCACGTCCCCGACATCTTCGCCGACATCGCCAAGTGGGCGGGGGAGGTCTGGGAGGCCATCAAGAACTGGGCGGCTTCCCTCGGTATCGACCTGTCCTTCCTCGACCCGCTGCTCGCCGGGTTCAAGGCCTTCGCCGACCTCGTCGGCGAGCAGGTCATGGGCCTCGTGAAGGCGCTCGACCTGGACTTCGCCGACCTCGTCATCACGGTCGCGGGGCTCATCATGGTCATCACGGGCGTGGGCGCCCCGTTCGGCGCGGCGCTGCTCGCGTTCGAGGCGATAACCGTCGCCATCAGGGCGATAGGCTACGCCTCCGAGGCGTGCGTGGAGCCCGTCGACGAGCTCGCCGAGGTCTCCGAGGAGACCGCCGAGAGGTTCGGCACCTCGCTGGACTCCATGGAGGGCGCCATCAAGGAGATAGACGAGCTGGACTTCGGCAACGCGGTCGTCACCGAGGAGGACGTCGCGTCGGTGGGCGAGAAGTGCGCCGACATCCGCGACACGATCCTGAACAACCTCGACGCCAAGCGCAACGAGGAGCTGGCGTCTATCGAGGCGATGGCGGGCTTCATGACCCCCGAGGAGATAGAGCGCGCCAAGCAGCGCGTCAACGACAGCTACGACCAGCAGCAGGCCGCCGTGTCTGCGGGCACCGAGGAGATAAACGCGATCCTGGCGCAGGCCAGCGAGGACGGCGTGGCGCTCTCGCAGGAGCAGTCGGACCGCATCAACGAGATTCTCGACATGCAGTACCAGCAGCTCATCGAGACGTCGGGCGCGTCCTCCGAGGAGATCGCGAAGATAGACGAGGCGATGAAGAACAACCAGGAGGCAGCCGCGTTGCAGGCCGCCGAGAGCGTCATCTCCGAGGCGCAGCGCGTGCGCGACGAGCGCAAGGCCGCCGCCGAGCAGGACTACAAGAATCAGTACGACGTTGCCATGAAGCTCTACGAGGCGGGCGACATCGACAAGCAGAGATGCGATGAGATCATCAAGGCCGCAGAGAAGCAGAAGGACATGACGCTGCAGCACGCCGATGAGCAGTACAACGGCATCGTCGAGAAGACCGAGAAGGGCCTCGGCGACGCGGCGAGCAAGTTCGATTTCCACACGGGCAAGATCAAGTCGAACTGGGAGCAGTTCTGCGACACCGTCGGCAGGGACTGGAAGGACTTCACCGACAACGTGGGGAGGAACTGGGACGCCCTGTGGTCGGGGGTCGGCGAGACATTCAACTACGCCAAGCAGCGCGTGCTCGACGCCTTCAGCTCGCTGTGCAGCAACATCATGAGCTGGTACCAGACCTACATCGAGCCGACGCTGCAGAAGTTCGGGGAGCTGGCGCGCGATGCCGGCGAGAAGGTGGGCTCGTTCCTATCCGACCCCGTGGGAGCCATCAAGCGGGCCTGGCAGGACATCTGCGACTGGTTCCAGCGCAACGTCATCGACCCGATCCAGAACGCCTTCTCGTGGATGCACATAGACATCCCCGCGCCCAAGCTGCCGCACCTCGACTGGCACTGGCAGAACCTTCTCGGCGACTTCGGAGGCATCAGCTTCCCCGTGTTCGACGGCATCAGCTGGTACGCGCGCGGCGGCTTCCCCGAGGAGGGCGAGCTGTTCATGGCCCGCGAGTCGGGCCCCGAGCTGGTCGGCACCATGGGCGGCCAGAGCGCGGTCGCGAACAACCAGCAGATAGTCGAGGGCATCGAGCAGGGCGTCATCAGCGCCATGCTCCAGGTGCTCCCGAGCTTCCGCTCGTCGCGGGAGGAAGGCGACGTGACGCTCGTGCTCAACGTCGACGGCCGCGAGCTCGCCCGCGCGCAGGCCAGGGGCGCCGCGCAGGCGGCCCGCAGCGGCCATCTCAAGCCCGAGCTCGGGTTCGCGTAAGGAGGTAACGAATGGCGATGCTGGCGGTGGGGCCGAGCCCCTCGAACCTGACGGACATACCGCTCGACCCCGCGCAGATGACGTGGGGCCTGCAGGACATCTCCGCGGCGGACGCGGGGCGCGTGCAGGACAGCGGCAACACGATGTACAAGATGAGGCTCTCGCAGAAGCGCAAGCTGCAGATCACGTGGAACCTGCCCACGGCAGCGCAGGCGGCGCAGATACTGCAGCTGTTCAACGGCGAGTACTTCTACGTGAGGTACTTTGACCCCATGGACAACGCCTGGAGCGTCCGCGAGTTCTACGCGGGCGACCGCTCGGCGCCGTTCCAGTGGTTCAACCTCCCCGCCAAGGGCACGCGCTACACGACGCTGTCCTTCGACATCATAGAGAGGTAGGGGAGAGATGCTATCGACCAGCTACGAGTTCCGCCACAAGATAGCGCAGAACTCCAAGGTGCTGCTCAAGGCGACGCTCGCGCTCGCCGACGGCACGACGGTGCAGCTCGCCGGAGATGACTTCATGATGGGCACGGCATCGTTCTCCGAGGGCGTCTCCAGCGACGGCTCCTTCGACATCGGCGCCGCCATCATGGGGACCTTCTCCGTGCAGCTCAACAACGGAGACAGGCGCTTCGACGCCTACGACTTCACCGAGTCGGTCATATCGCCGTCAATCGGCGTCGAGCTCGACTCGGGTGGCGTGGAATGGCTCGCCAGGGGGCGCTACACCGTCGACCAGCCGAAGGCGTACGGCGGCACCATCTCCATAACGGCGCTCGACAACATGCACCTGCTGGAGAAGCCGTACTCGGCGGTAGGGACCGCCTACCCTGCGTCCCTCCAGTCGATCGTGAGGGATGCGTGCGCCCATTGCGACGTCGTGCAGCTGGACGCGAGCTTCCCCAACGACGACTACGTCGTCTCGGCGGAGCCTGACGACAAGGCGCTCACGTGCCGCGACGTCATCGCCTACGCGGCGCAGGCGGCGGGGTGCTTCGCGAGGTGCGACGCGCAGGGCAGGCTCGTCATCGACTGGTACGACACCTCGGCGTTCGAGGGAGAGGATTGGCTCGACGGCGACCGCTTCGACGACGACACGCCCTATTCGAGCGGCGACACGGCCGATGGCGGGAACTTCGACGACTACTCGTCGGGGGACGACGTCGACGGCGGCTCGTTCGAGCGCGGCAGCATCGCCGTGATCCACGCTATATCGAGCTCCACCATCGTCACCGACGACGTGGTGGTGACGGGCGTGCGCGTGACGGCGTCCGACGAGAAGAAAACAGACGGCTCCATGGGGAGGGACGGCGAGGCCTCGCTATACGGCTCCGAGGGGTACGTGCTCTCGATCGAGGGCAACCCGCTAGTGCAGTACGGCCGCGCGGCCCAGGTCGCGGCGCAGGTCGGCCCGCGGGTGGTGGGCATGCGCTTCCGGCCGTTCGACCTGTCGGCCGTGGGGGACCCCGCCGTGGAGGCGGGCGACCCCGCCATCGTGGTCGACAACTTGCAGAACCAGTACCCCGCCTACCTCACCTCGCTCACCTACAAGGTCAACTCCTACGAGGCGTTCTCCTGCTCGGCGGAGACGCCGGGCAGGAACACGGCGACGTCCTACAGCGAGGCAACGAAGGCCATCGTGCAGATGCGCAACGCCGTGCGCGCCGAGACGACCGCGCGGGAGCTCGCCGTGGCCGAGCTGGGACGGGAGCTCGCCGAGTCCTCGGGGCTCTACATGACCGCCGAGCAGCAGCCCGACGGCTCGACCATCTACTACATGCACGACAAGTCGATGCTGGCGGAATCGCAGATAGTATGGAAGATGACGGCGGACGCCTTTGGGGTATCCACCGATGGAGGTACGACTTACCCGTATGGGCTAGACGCAACGGGCCTCGCTATCTTACAACGCATATCCGCCGTCGAGATAGACACGGACTTCCTCCTCGCGGGCAAGAAGGTGTACATCGGCAAGGTCGCCGAGGGGCAGTACAACACCGTCATAGCCCCCAACTACATGTCCGTTCGGGAGAACACGACCGAGCGCATGGCAATCACGACCTCGACCTACACCGAGAGGGTCGGGCTTACATCCGAGTACGTCGATGTCGTTTACTCCACCATAAAGATGCCGAACCTGCGCTTCATCTCCTCCAGCAACAACCTGACGAGGATGTACAACGCGAACGGGTTCTCGATGGTCGCGTATGACTGCGACGCCACGGAGTACGACGAGTACAACGGATCGTTTCGCACGCAATGCGGCCTGACATGGCTCGACATGAAGTGGGGCGACGCCCCGATGTTCTATATCGGCGAGAGCACGACCATGGAGCAGACCGGCCAGAGGAACTGGTGCGTCGGGGTCAAGGCCGGTTCGAGCGCGTACCTGTACTTCAAGAAAGACGACAAGTTCAACGCAGGCGCGGAGTTCACGCTGAAGGCGTCGAAGATTTACATGAGCGCGGGGCTGGCGAGTCTGTATACGTCGCACGTGAACAACTACCAGGCGATCAGGATGCAGTATTCGGCGAGCAGCTCCAGTTACGCGGTGATTGTTGACTCCAACGGAGTAACCCTGAGCGGTGCAAAGGTGACTGTGGATAGCAGTTACCTATATCTTCAGGACAGCACAAACGTGGTAGTCGGCACGTCGATCGGCTACAGCGGGACGGTGTCAAACCCGAGTTCGATAACCGTCAAGCACGGCATAGTCACCAACGTCAGATAGGAAGCGAAGATGAAGTACACGAACGCGCAGATGAAGCAGATGCTCGACTCGCTCGACGAGATCCTGGAGAGGACGGACGTCATCGGGTACGCGGCGGCGCGCAACCACCGCATCCTGAGCGACGAGCTCCAGGAGTACATACAGCGCCTCGACGCCTACATCGTGGAGTACGGCGAGGAGCAGGACGGCGGGTACGCCATATCGAGCGAGTCGGGCAATTTCAAGGCCTTCGCCGAGGCGATAGAGAAGTTCGCCTCCATCGAGCACGAGCCGAACCTGTTCAAGCTCAAGTTCTCAGAGGCCATTGGAAACCTCAGCGGCACGCAGCTGCTGCGCTTCGAGTGGATGTTCGAGGACTAGGAGGCATGGGATTGGACATCACCCCGTACATAGGAGCAATCGTCACGGTCGTCGTCGCCATAGCCGGCGGCTACGTGGCGATGAAGAACGCCATGAACGCCCAGCTCAACGCTTTGAGCGTGCAGATAGCGGCGCTCTCGCAGCAGGTGGCGGACCTGAAGGAGGACGTGGAGAAGCACAACCACGTGGTCGAGCGGGTATACGTGAACGAGCGCGACATCAAGACGGCGTTCCACCAGCTAGATGAGCTGAAGGAGCGCGACAAGAGTATAGAGGCGAGAATCGACAAGCTGCACGGATAGGAGGTGTGAGATGAACATGGAGAGGACGAAGGCCATCGTGACCATCGTGGTCACGGCGGCGGTGAACGTCGCGAACGTGTGTGGCTACGCTCTCGACGCTGACCAGTGGGTCAACGTCGCGCTGAGCGTGCTGAGCGCAATCGCGATCCTGTACAGCTGGTGGAAGAACCAGAACGTGACCGAGAGCGCGCAGAAGGCGCAAATTTACCTCGACGAGCTACGGAGCAAGGAGGATGCCGATGCTTAGGGGAATAGACGTATCGTCCAACCAATCTGCTGACGTGTGCGCCAAGGCCGACCTCGACTTCGCGATCGTGAAGATGAGCGGCAACCCGCAGACGCATGCATGGGACTTCGTCAACCCGTACGCCGCGCAGCAGGCGGGCGACGCCATGCGGCGCACAGGCCTGGTCGGCCTGTACCACTTCACGTGGGGCAAGGACGCATGGACCGAGGCGGACTTCTTCGTCGAGCATGTCAAGGAGCTGGGATACCTCGGCAAGGCCATGCTCGTCATCGACTACGAAGCCCAGGCAATCAGCCTCGGGCGCGAGTGGGTGAGGGCATTCGCCGACCGGGTGGAGCAGCTGGCGGGGTACAAGCCGGTCATCTACGCGAGCGGCAACGTAATCATGGCCCAGGGGCTCTTCGACATCGGATGCCCGATGTGGTGCGCTAATTACGCACGCGGCTACGAGACAATCTACGGCTACGACATCTCGGGGTGCGCGATCTACCCCGGCTGCGAGGGCAGCGTCATGTGGCAGTTCACCAGCCAGGGCATCGTCGGCGGGTACGACGGCACGCTCGACCTCGACATCTTCTTCGGCACCCGCGAGGACTTCCTCGCCCTGTGCGGCGGCCAGGTCTCGTCCGGCGACCTCGTCCCCGTGGAGAACAGGGGCGGCGACGTATACCGCCTCCTGGACACGCTCAGCGGCCGCCACATGCTCACGCTCTCGGCAGCGGAGAAGGACACGCTGGCAGCTAACGGCTGGCGCTACGAGGGAGTGGCGTTCAAGGCCAAGGTCGGCGTGAAGCCCGTGTTCAGGATGTACAACCCCCGCACGGGCGAGCACTTCTGGACGGCGGACTTCGACGAGGCAGACACCCTGCAATCGAGCGGCTGGAACTACGAGGGCGTGCCGTTCTTCTCCCAGGAGAAGGGGGCGTCTATCTACAGGCTGTACAACCCGAACGTTGGCGACCACCTGTGGACGGCAGACGTGAAAGAGCGCGACGACCTGAAGGGCCAGGGATGGACCTACGAGGGCGTCGCCTTCGAGGTATAGGAGATGCGATATGACTCTAGGAGGAGACATAGCGGCGCAGCTGCACCGTAACATGTGCGACCACCCGGGCTTCGGCTACTCATGGGCCGAGCGGTACGGCGGTCCCGAGAAGGTCACGTGGTCCGTCGCAGGGCACAACTACACGTTCAACGTCGGCGACTACGATTGCAGCTCGTCTAGCTGCACCGTATGGCAGAAGGTCCTGGAGGGCACGCCCTTCGACGGGGCGCTCGACGGCGCGACTTACACGGGCAACATGAGGTCGGTGTTCCTCGCCTCGGGGCTTTTCGAGTGGTGGAGCTGGTGGGACGCAGAGCCCGGCGACCTCTTGCTCAACGAGGGATCGCACGTGGCCATCGCCCAGCCGTACGGCGAGCTGAGCGAGTTCTCAAGCTCGGAGACGGGCGGCATCTACGGAGAGCGAGGAGACCAGACCGGCTGGGAGAGCCACGTCTGCGCGCGCTACAACTATCCATGGGACGGTTGCCTCCATTACAACGGGGGAGCCGACAAGTACCTTACGATGGAGGACGACATGAAGAGAATCTTCAACGGGGGCGGGGACATCCACCGCCTGTACGACCCGAACAGCGGCAAGCACATGTACACGGTCGACAACGGCGAGAAGGACGCCCTGACTAGTGCTGGCTGGAAGTACGAGGGCGTGGCCTTCAAGGCGCCCAAGGGCGGCACCGTCGCGGTGTACCGCATGCTCAACCCGAACGATGGCGGCCACATGTTCACCGCCTCGTACGACGAGGCTTCAGACCTGCAGTCGCAGGGATGGAAGTACGAGGGCGTGCAGTGGTTCGGCAACGACAAGGGCGCGGACGTGTTCCGCCTGTACAACCCCAACGCCGCCGACCACTTCTGGACCGCGAGCGCGAAGGAGCGCGACGACCTGAAGAAGGCGGGCTGGCAGTACGAGGAAGTGGCTTGGCGTGTTTAACGTGGGGATGGCATGCGCCGCGGGGATCATCGCGGTGTTCGCGGCGTTCTGCTTTCTGACGCCGCACGGGAAATAGACTAGGGCACCCCGCAGAGCGCGGGGCGCGCGTGAGGAGGCCGAAATGGCGATTCAGCATAGACGAGGGGTATTCAACAAGTTCGACCCGACCAGGCTGCTGCCCGGGGAGTGGGCGGTCGTGCTGTCGGGGGACGCCGACTCGCCTGACGGCAAGGCGGTCTATATCTGCTTCTCGGCGGGCGACGTCAAGCGCATGTCGACGGTCGAGGAGATAGCGGGCTACATCCAGGCCGCCGTGGATGCCGCCGACAGGGCGACCGAGGCCGCGGAGGCCGCCGAGGGGATCGTGCTCGACGCGGTGCCCACGATGTCGGAGACGGTCAAGGGCGGCGCCCTGCTCGGCGACGGGCTCGAGGTCGTCGACGACGTCCTGGGTCTGGAGGGCGAGAGCTACACATCTGCGGAGAAGCAGAAGCTCGCGGGCATCGAGGCGAACGCGAACGATTACACGCTGCCTCCCGCCACTTCCTCAGTCATCGGCGGGGTCAAGCCCGACGGCACCACGATAACGGTCGCGCAGGACGGCACGATAAGCGGCACCGAGACCACGCCGATTGCGACGACCTCCGTCCCCGGCAAGGTGAAGCCAGACGGCACCACCGTCACGGTCGACCAGGACGGCACGATCCACGGCGCGGACACCGTCCCCATCGCCACGAGCTCGGTGGCGGGCAAGGTCAAGCCGGACGGAACCACCATCACCGTGTCCCAGGACGGCACCATAAGCGGCGCCACCACCTACGAGCTGCCCACGATGGCGTCCAACGTGAAGGGCGGCGCGAAGCTGGGCGACGGCCTGTCGGTCAGCAACGACACGCTCAGCGCGGACGTGACGGGCGTCAAGGGCGACGCCGAGCAGTCCTACCGCACGGGCGACGTGAACATCACGCCCGCCAACATCGGCGCCCTGGACGAGGACGACTACCTCGCTGGGCTCACGTGGGACCAGCTCGCGGCCAGGTTCACGTGGGACGACCTGGCGGGGGGAACCTCCACCGACGCGCATACCGACAACCTCGACCTGGTGAAGCCGAGCAGGCTCTCGACGGTGGCGGTGAACGGCAACATGGACATCATCGACGCCGCCGTGGGGGCGGTGGACGTAGAGACTGACGGCAGCTTGCAGGAGCAGGTCACGGCTCTCGGGGAATCCGTATCTCAAAAGGCAGATGTAATCGGCGGTTTGATCGCTGGCAGGCTCTATTACTACGAGAACGGCGGCAACAAGTACGTTCAGGTTGTCTGGGACAAGAGCGACACGCTGAGATACTTCATGCAGTTCAACATCACCTCTGGCCTTCTTGCGTTCTACAAGACGGAGAACGGCACCACTACGAATATTAAGTCGTTTAGCTAAAGGGTTGATGTCACAACACGACCGTGCCGCTGCCCTGTACCCAACTGCCAGTTGGTACATTGGTCGATGCCATAAACTGCACGCTTCCGTTTGGAATCAAGGTAACGAATACCGAATGCCCGCTGACGATTGGCACAGATATTATAATCTGCGATGCGGGAGCATCCACGTTTGACAACTGGCCAGCCTGTGTCCAAGTAGTGCCGATAGCCGCGCTCGATTGGCGCGGGCCGTACACTCTGACGCTATAAGACGAGCCAGACTTGACTACATGCATCGGGATATTGCCAGCTATGGTGAACGAGTCGCTTGCTCGGGATACGGATTACTGTAGCTTCAAACAGTAAGCTGTTCCTGATACGTTCGTGCCATTTGCGAGGATTTCGAGGTCATAGTCAGCAAACGTGCAGAACCACCAGCCGTTGTATATGTACGGCACTGGCCTATATGCGCATTTGACCGATACAACAGCGTAATTCGTCGCGCTTATACCTAGAGCACATTGCCCACTGGTGAGAGTGCCGCTGAAATTTATCGGAACAAGGGATACGGATTGCTAAATGCTGCGCAATTGAGTCCATCCACCAGCACCATCTGACTTGTAAAGTCCATAGAAGGTGCTGGTGCATTGCATCATTAGCGTCGTTGACTCTCCTTCGATTGTAATTTCAAATACGTCGCCATAAGTAGAGCTGTGCCATGTGCGAGGGGTAAACTTGGATACGGATTGCCAGACACTACGAAGACTTCGCGCATTGCACTTCCATTGTGAGCGTACCGCCTGGGATAGAGCTGCTCGATGTGTTGGTCACATACGCCTGTATCGTCCCAGCGGATGTCGGCTGTCGTATCTCTCGGTACAGGCAATATCTGTTGTGAGTCGTATATCCAACTACCGCGACGGGCGTATATCCGCTCGGCACCGTGAACGTAAGCACGCACCCGACGTTGCCAAGCGATTCAATGCTGCTGCATGTACCTGTAGCTGTTACGAAAGCAAGCCCATCATATACACGGGATACGGATTACAATTCGGCGTACATTACCTTCAAAGTCATGGTTGTGCTCGCTATTTTTTCTCCAGTCGAATCACGTGTAACATGGGCGCCCCAACCATCATCAGACATGAATCTGTAAGGCGTCACGATGTACGAATCTGTATCAGGGCAGAAAGCTGAAAGCACGAAACATTCGGCTGTTTTAAGCGTTCCAAGTCTTACATTGACGCTTGTGCTT